CCAGCTAATACTTGACCTGTGCTGATAGGCTGTCTTGTTTGACCTGTCATGCCTAATGCAGAGATAGCAGCGTTTAATAAGGCTTGCTGTCCAGCGTTGGACTGTAATCGTTGTTGCTCGGCAGGACTAATAAACTGAGAGTAGTCTGGTTGCTGACCGAATAAAGCTGATAGATCAATTGCCATAATTTATCCTAATAAAGAATATGGGTTTGCTGCTTTTTGTAGATTAAGTAGATTATAAATGCCAGAGTAGTCTACTTGTCCTCTTGGAATAATGCTTTGTTGTGGCATTTGAACCATTTGTTGCTGTGGTTGTTGCTGTTGCTGTTGTCCACCGCTTAATAAACCACTAGCCAATCTAGCACCTTGCAATGCCTGTCCTGCTGTTAAGCCTTTGCTTGGTAGACCCAATGCTTTTGATTCTATTCCTGTTCCTGCTAATTCTGTTGGTGTGTATGAATAACCTAAAACTTGATTAATAGTTGCAGGATTGTATCCACTAGCAGCCAAATTGGCTGCATCAAAAGCTGTTGTTGGATTTAATCCATAGTTTATTTCTGCAATACTTTGTAATTGTTCTACAGGAATATTTGGATATGTTTGCGCTAATTGAGCTAAATCATCACCCAAAGATAATGGTAATGCAGTTCCTACAGATGGTGCAACAGTAAACAAATTGCTTGCCAATCCTGGTGCTGCTGTAAATGGTGCTGCTCCTTCTGCGCCAAGACCAACATATGATAATAACGATGAACCTGTTGGTGCTACTGTTGGTGCTGTTGCTCCAGCAGTTCCTGCTGCGGAGGCTGCTGCTGTTGATCCAGACAATGCTGCATCTAAAAATGGTGCGCCAATAGCCAGTGCTGCTACAGGAGCTACACCTCTAATTAATTCTGATAATTTAAATCCACCAGGTTCTCTAGCAATTCTATTTTGATTAGAAGAAGATGCTTCTGAAAAACCACTGCTATATAAGTTATTAATCTCAGTTTGACTTACACCAACTTTTTGTGCCTCTGGAATTAGTTTTTCTAATTCCTGCTGTAGCGGAACTGCTCTTTCAAATGTATTTTGACCATGATTCCATCCCATTTGCTTACTTAACAGGTTAATTTTTCCTGTGTAATAAGCCTCTGGTGTTTTTTCTTTAAAACTTTCTAATCTGTCGTAAAGTGGTTGATTTAAGTCGTTACGATTGCTTGCCCAGTTACCAAAAATCTTTTCACTAATGTTATTGGCTAAAATAGTGTTGTATTGATTTGGGTTGTTTTGTTGAAAATCTCTTAACTGATCTGATGTATAAGGAGTTAAGAAAGTATCGGTGCTTGGTCGATACTCTAATTGAATACCATCTTTATTTTCGTAAATTGCCCTATCTTGAAATGCAATTCCGCCAGGAGCTTTGATAAGATTTAAATCACTAAAATCGTATTTAGATGGATTCCATTCGTATTCTGTAACTATTGGAGAAAAACGATTATTTGGATCAGATCGTCTTTCTGTTTTTGTAAAGAAGCCAACATTCTGTGGATCAAAGTAATTTAATACTGGTTCTAAACCAAGTTCTTCTCCAGTTACAATGCTCCTTCCTTTGCTTCCTAAACCATCAGCAGCTTGTGGGACATATATAGTTCCATCTTCGTTGTAGTATTGTTTTTGTGGTACTAGATTAATCATTCTTTATTCCTAGAATAAACCGCCCAATAAACCACCAGCTACAGCTCCCAATGCTGGTGCTGCATATTCATTCCCAAAGAAATTAGACACAGCAGGAATTTGTCCTAAAGCATAACCACCTAAACCGCCAGCCAATGCACCACCTAAAATACCTGCGCTTCTGTTCTGATATGTAGGTGCTGTTTGTGTCTGCGTGCCATATCCACCCATAGGGCTTCCATAGACCGATGACAAATAGCCTTGTAATTGCTGATATGGCAACTGCTGTTGGAATTGATAACGAGCCAATTGCTCTTGTAAAGGTTGTGCTGCGATAGCCTCTCTTTGTGCGCCCACTTGTGCCAATGTCTGAGAAGGTAGGAATTGTTGACCATAGAACTGTGGTGCTAGACCAGCCAACTGAGCTTGTTGCATTTGAGCTTGTTGTTGCAGTCCTCTTTCCTGTTGATACTGTGTGCCAGCTATATTGGATGTAATATCCCCTAGAGACCGCCCATAAGCCTCTGTAGCAGTTCCTAATGCTCTTTCCATACTACCGCTACCCAAACGACCAGAACGGCTGTAAAGGCTCGATATGCCTGGCAATACTGCTTGGCTAAATTGTTGGGTTAGTGGGCGAGTAGCTGCCTCCATCATTGCTTGTTGATAAGGATTCGCATTTAGGAATCCACCAGCAGCAGTTTGTCCGACTTGACCTAAAGATGTTTGATAAGCCTGTTGAGCTTGTTGTAGAACAGGAGACTGTTGGCGAGCAATAGCCTCTTGTTGGGCAATGGCTTCTTGAGTTGCAGCCGATGGGCTGACATAGGTCTGACCAGGAAAGAACTCAGGTTGCTGTCCTGTCAAAAATAGACTCTGTGCCCTTTCTAAACCTTGGGTAAGAAAAGGTCGTAACGCTGGATCAATTTGCGAGCTTGTAATAGTTGTTGCCATAGTTTTATCCTACGATGATGTATTTATAAGTCATGCCTGATACTGTATTAGCTGGATGGCTAATAGTGGCACTTCCGTTGGTTACTGCTGATATATAAGGCATTGTAAAAAGATTACTGGTATAGCCATTTGATGAGAGATAACTCATTGTTGCTATGATGCTAGGTGTTGCTGGTCTAGTTGGGGTTGATTGGGTAGCAAAATGCTCAATGCTCACACCGATGTCGCTTGGTCTCCAAACTAACTCTACATAATCGTCTTTTTGCAATGCAATAAAGAAGTTTAGTGCTGCAATAGCTTGACTAGCAGCACCGCTTGATTTTCTAGCTTTAATACCAAACTCACTATTACTGTTTGCTACATTTGTTCCGTTTTTACTAAACCAAATACTGACTGTCTGTGCATCGTTGGTCGTATTAGTTAGTTGTACAGAAAACTGTATGTTATACAGTCCAGAGTATTCTGCTGTTAGTTTCGTATTACTTACTAGACTTGCACCTAATGCATAATCCGTTGTAGAAAACGACATAACATTGGCTGCTGTTGTCGTTGTCGCAGCTTGGTCTGTATCGTCTTGTACTGCTAGATAAGGGTAAAACGATGCTGCTGATACATCATCTGCTGGCACTAGGATAATGACTGAATCTGCACCAATCCGAGCATCTGTTAATGTCGTAGTGCTTGCACCGGCTGTTGCTAAAGTAACAGAGCCAGTATTGTTAGTTTTGCCGTTCATAATACCATTGACTACTTCGGCTACACCGCGCTGATCTGCTCCAAAAGGAGGCAACAATCGATACATTATCTAGTTCCCAAAGGGTTCATATCTACATCTAGACCTACTGCATTTGTCCATTGACCTGTAGGTGTTAATTGTAGACGATGATACCGCCCTATACCACGCAAAGATACTCTATTTTCTGCATCTGCTGCGGTCTGCGAACCGAATACAACTTGCTGGTTTAACAGTCTACGAGAGAACAGGGCAACGCTACCAGAACCACCATCTACAATTGGTTTAGCAAGTGTGATGGCAGAAGTTACACCTGGCATCTCAATATCGCCTGTCTCAATGTAAGCGGTATTTCCATTACCTGAGAAAGTAACAATCTTAGTATTCTTAACTCCGGCAAACTGCATCTTGCCACCTAGCCAAACCCTGTCATCAAAACTTGATTGAATCTGCTCTAGGTTGCCAAATACATCCATGCCTTCTAAATCAAAGGATGGTGTAGAAGAAGAAGCTACTCGACTTGCATTGGTTGTTCCGCTAGTCCATTTGTTTGTCTGATAATTGTAAATAAGCAATTTATCTACAGTTGCCGATGACTGAGAAGCATAAGCCCAAATAACAAGTTTTCTAAATGGATCTACTGCTGCCGACATTAGGTTTATTGTGCCATCATCTACATCTGACCAAAAATACCGATTAACTTTTTCGTTCCCAATCGGAATAATTTGTTGTCCATCACATGCATAGAATCCATCATCCGATAGGAAGAATGAAGTTCCACCATACTGCACAATACTGTTAGCCTCGTAGCATCCTAGGTTACGACTGATATTGTCGAACTGGAATACTAAAGGACTACCAACATACGACATACGATGGATTGATCTGTCCATAAAGACTAAACCATATTCACCACCAGTAATTCCCACAATCGATCCACCATCGGGAATATCTTGGAAGTCTGCCTGTGTTGTAGCTGAATTAGCCCAACTAGACTCGTCTCCCAAGGCTGACCATTGCACCCTGTATGGATATACAGTCGAACTGTTTACATAAGCTGATACTACGAAATCGCGCACTACTGTTACATACCGAGACTGTGGAGCATCTGCTGCTAGGTCTTGGAATGTAGAAGAACTGTTTAAGTTATATCCCTGTAGACGATTACCACCATTGGCTGCAATTAAGACATTGCCAAACTGAGTAAACCGCCATCTTTGGTTTGTAGGTGTTACATAAGCAAAAGTTACTGTGCCTGTGTCAGCAGTCGTACTAATGTTCCCACCAGACTGAGCATAGGTAAAAGTTGTAGAAGTAACTGTATCGATACTAAAAGTACCATTGACAGCAGTTGTAGATGTTGCTGCTACTGTTACCGAATCACCGATAGAAAATCCATGTGCTACTGAGGTTGTAATCGTTACAACTTGGCTTGTCTTAGCAACATTGGTAATTGTTCTACTTGCCTTTACTACTGAATCCAAAGATAAATCACTTGCATCTAGCTTAAATAGTTTTGTTGCACCGCCAGCAAATACAATTGTAGCTCCTGCTGCTGTTTTGCCTGCTACTACATTAGTCAAGTTCTCGGATGCTGCTGCTGAGTAGTCTACTGCTGCATTGATAGCACCATAGCCTACAGCTTTAGAAAAGACATTCTCTGCCCTTTGTAAGCCATTGGCTAGACCTGGCTGATCTGGAGTCCACTCCCCGAAAGTTAGTCTACTTATTGCCATTGTGAGTTTCCGCTAGATATATTTGACCAAGTTGTTACTGTTGGTGTTGTTCCTGTCCAAGTCTCTGAGCCTGCCGATGCAACAGTCCATACTGTCGCACTAGGTGATACACCTGTCCAAGCCTCTGTTCCTGCTGTTTCGTCTGTCCAATTATCGCCTAGGACTCTGCCAAAGCAATTAACTAAGGTTATTCCGTTGACTGTTGCTACTGCGCTATAAATGGCTACTGGACTTGCTGTAACTGTTGCAAAGCACTCTATAAAACCTGTACCTTCAAACTCTAC